CGACGACTACCGTGCCGTGCCGCCTCGCCGAAATGAGCAAAGAAACGCGCGTGCGCTGGGCCGATAAGCTCGGGACGCAGGCCGGCTGGGTAGTGACAATGGCCTACGATCAAAGCGTCGTTGCGGGCGATCACATCATTGTCGCTGGCGAAACCTATACGGTACTGGGAACTAATGCTGCCGAATCATGGCAGACGGCATTGCGCGCGTATTGTATGATGGTGAAGTGACATGCCCTGCAAAACGAAGAAGAGGCGCAAGCGATGAACTCCGGCATCAAAGTCACGCTCGATGACGCGAGATTGCGTGCCTTCCCGGCGAATCTCCGCCGTGAGGGCAAAAAGCTCGTGCGTGCGACAGCTAAGAGCATTCAGGGGCGCATGGTCATCAAGATCGAGCATGGTCCGAAGACTGGGCGACTCTACCGGCATGGTAACGTCGTGCATCAGGCATCAGCCCCCGGCGAAGCGCCAGCGACGGATGTGGGCAATCTGGCGGGTGGTATCACGACGGCGGACGGTGGGCCACTCACGGAATTCGTGGATGTCGGGGCGGAATACGGCTCACACCTGGAATATGGCACGTCGCGCATGGCTCCACGCCCATTTATGAAGCCCAGTTTCGAGGATGAGCGGCCGGCGTTCAATGCCGGGGTCGCTAAGCTGATCGTCAAGGCGCGACAATGAACGAAGTCGATGCGGCACTCATGCAACTGCTCACCTCCGATGCGACGTGCATGAGCCTGGCGACGGAGGTCTGTAACACCGTCGGCACCGAAGACACCGTGTTTCCGTTCTACGTGTTCATCAAGCAACCGCGCGGCGACGAGGACCGCTATAGCTTCGCCACGCGCGTTGGTAAGCGGCTGGAATACGCGGTCAAGGCGGTGACGTTGGGGCCGTCTAGGGAATTTGCGCAGCAAATGGCCGACGCAGCCGATGCAGTATTGCTCGACAGCGCACCGTCGCTCGCTGGGTGGTCATGGCAATATTGTCGGCGGCGTGGCAGCATCGACTATCAGGTCGTTGCACCTGATGGCACGTTGGAGCAACACGTCGGCGGTGTGTATGACATCTTCGTCGCAAAGGAGTGAGTATGGCAAAGCGGATGTACGTAGCGAATACGAAATTGACGTTGAGCAAGACGGGCAAGACGGTCGAGGCCGGCGAGCACGTCGATCTCGGACACCTCGACGCGATTGCTTTGACTCGGTTGGAACTCAAGCGCGCTATCACCCCCGTCGTGGGGCAGGCGCATCCAGAAACGGAGGAACGGCACGATGCGACAGAAGACTAGCGTTTTGATTATTCTGGTGGTTGGCCTGCTGCTGCTCATGGCCGGCGTGGCCTATGCCGCGACGTTGACGCCGCAGACGATCACCACGGCGGGGCTGAATGTCACCCCAGAGGCGTCGGTCGGAACGGCCAACGAGTTCGCCAACAACGGCAAACAGGTCATCTGGCTCAACAACGCGTCCGGCGGTACGCTCTATTACACGGTGACGGTCCCGGGCAAGGTCGCTGGCTTCGAGTTGACGGATATCACCGGCAGCGTGGCGAGCGGCGTGGCGGAGTACGTTGGGCCGTTCAACCCGACCTATTGCAACGCGGCCGATGGTAATGTCGATTTCTCGCTCAGCACCACGACTTCGGTGAGCGTCGCGATTCTCGAGTTGGACTGAGGAGGAGGCTAGAGCATGACTGTAAACGCACTGGTCAACGATGGTCTCAAGTTGGAAATTTCGACGGATGCGAGTACCTGGACTGATGTCAGCGGCTACGCCACAGTGGTGGAGCCGGGTGGCGTAACACGCGCCAGGGGCGAAGCATACAATTTCGCCGACGATTCTGGTGTGCCGACCACGGGCAAAATCCAAGTTCGCGACATTACGGTCACGATTCTATATTCTGAAGGCGCATCGGACCCGTGGGCGCGGATGCGCGCGGCGATCGATGCGGATATACCGTACTACATGCGCTGGAGCCCGCAGGGCGGCCATTCTGGTGACAGACTGTTCACATCAGACGCCGGCAAGTTCACCGAGGTCCCTGATCCTGGCGGTGACGTGGCAACCGCTGACCCATCGACGATTGCAGCGGTTTTCACGTGCGGTCTCGTTACCCCATCGACGATTGCCTAGGAGCAGATATGCCACGCCAACCAAAACGGGTCGATAGCGCTGCTGTACAGGGCACAGAATCGTACATCGTCATCAAGCCGTTGACCTTCGGTGAGCGGCGCGAACGCTTTACCGTCGACGAGCTGATGGCCCGTGTCATCGAGTGGAATTGGCTCGATTGGGACGACGAGCCATTGCCCCTCCCGCACGACGATGCCGCGCGAGCGCTGCTCACCGGTGAAGAGACAGAGTTCCTGCTGGAGCAGTTCGGTTTCGTCATCGTCAACGCGCCCGCCGAACCGCCGCTGGAGCCGGAGCCGCCCGCGACACCAAAAAACTGAAGCTGCGCGTCATGGGGCATCTGCTCGAACCGCGGAAACATGACGCGCCCAACGAACTGCTCGAGTTGATACTGTGCCGGGACATTTACCACTGCCGGCCGTCGGAGTTGGATGACGAAGACTGGTTGCGCGTGCGCGCACATCTGACGTGCATAGCGGCAGAGAATGAGGTCGCGCGCTTGCCGACGCGGCGCAGGGCTATACCGAAGAAGGGGCAATCGTTTGGCAAGAAAAGCTGATGCGAGTCTGCGTGGGGAAGTCTCCCTCGATCATAGCAAATTCGACCGCGGCGTCAAAGACGTGCAGCGTGGTTTCATGACGCTAGACAATGGTCTAAAAGCGCTTGGTGGTATATTCGCGGGCTACGCAACGGTCAATCTCATCAAAACCGGCGTCGAAATGGGTAAACTCGGCGCCGAGTCGCTGCGCCTCAAGAAATCGTTCAACGATCTGGCCGCTTCACATAGCGCAAACTCCGAGACGATACTCGCGTCGCTGAAACGTGCCAGCTCCGGGGCGGTGTCTGAAGCCAATCTGATCCTCTCTGCCAATCGGGCGATGTTGCTTGGCCTGGGTGCTGATTCCGAGATGCTCGGCAAGCTCATGCAGGTCGCGTCGTTCCGTGGCCGCGCGATGGGTTTGGACGTCACACAGGCGTTCAGCGACATAGTTACCGGCATCGGGCGCAAGTCGCCGTTGATTCTGGATAACCTCGGTATCGTCGGTCTCAAGATGGGCGAGACGACGACCGCCGCTGATCTGATGGCGCAGGTCGTCAAGATCGGCATGGGTGAAATTGCGGCGGCGGGGGGCGTAGCCGTCGACCAGGCGGCCAAATTCGAGCAACTCGGCGCGCGCTGGGACGATCTGAAAGTCAAGTTCGCCGAAACGTTAATCGACCCGGCACTGGCCGTCGTCAACATCGCGGTAACCGGCCTCGATGCGGTAGAAAGTGCCGTCGATTTCCTGACCGCTGCGCAGGCCATCGAATCGCCGATGTACAAAGAGCTCGTGATGCAAGTGTCCTACGTCGACGCGGATGGCAAACGCGTGACTGGGGAGCAATTGCTCGCTGAAGTCAAGTCGCCCGAGCTAATGGAATACGAAGCGATGTTCGGCACCGGTGCGACGCAGCAAGCCAACCAGGACATGGCTGAAATGGAGCAGCGCATCGCTCGAATCAACAATGCGTTGCTAGCAACGCAGGCTATCATTCCGCTACCCGTGACGTTCGTTGTCGATGCAAACACCGCCGAGGACATTACGAAGAGCGCAATGCTGCAACTCGGGCGCGTCAATCAGGCGTTGGTTGCAGAGCAAAGCCGCGCCATTGCGTTGTCGCAAGCGAAATGGGCGCAGTATGCCGAAACAGTCGGCGGTGCAAATACGCTATTACGCTGGGCGGCGGAACGGTCAGCGGAGGCGGTGCAACAAACACTGGCGCTCGGCGCCGCGAAAGCTAAGGAGATTGAAGCATCACGCGCCGCGAATGCGGCTTCGGCAGCCGTCGTAGATGCCGTGCTACGCGAGGGCGCAGCCTACGTCACGACGAAGCAAGCGCTTGATGCTTACATCAACAGCGTCTATGCCGCAGCCAACGCGCAGCAAATGTTCAGCCACGGCGATGTCTCTTCCGGGAAGATGCGCGTTGCGGCGGCGCAGACACGCGCTACACAGCTCGGGCGACAATTCAATGCGAACGTCCAGGCGCAAATCGACGCGAACGCGAAGGCGGCCGACGATTTCGCGGCTAAGATGCAGGGCGCGAACAATATCATTGCCTCCGACGTGGCGACGAAGGTCAGCGACGCGCTGGGGTTGGGCGGCGGTGGGGTGTTTCCGCGTGGCACGGCGCTGGGCAGTGCCGACGCGCCGGCAGAACAGATTCGCCGTCTCGCCGATATCGCCGCGCTGGGTGAGGGGTCACCGTGGTCCGCCGATCTGCGCGAGCAAACGGCGCGGGCGGCGGAAGCGCTGCTCCCCGGCGAAGGTATCGGCGCGCAGATCTTGGGCGATGAGGGGGCCTATCGACAGTTCGCTGAGAAATTGGCAGTGATGGCAGCAGACCCGGCAATCGGCGCGGGATTGTTGCAGGGTCTCGAAAACGCGACGGGCGACGAATGGATCAATCAAGAAGCGCTCGCTCATCAGATGGCGATTCAGAAAGGCATCGAAGACTTCGCGGCCAGCGGGTTGCAGGATCTCAAAAACACTCTGAAGTTGCCGGCGGAGATCGTGCCCGCCGGCACAGTGGATGTTACGGGAAGCGCTACGGAAGGTGAAAAAACGGGACCGGTCGGTGACTGGCAGGCAAAAGGCGCGGAGATCGGATCGCAACTAGCCGTCGGCATCGCCACGGGCCTGGTCATGGAGAGCGGCGCGACGCCACTTCTGCCGCTAAATACCGATCTGGATATCGCCGTTGCCAAAATCACAACATTCAAGGAGTTGTGGGACAACCTCGACGACAAGAATCTCAAGCTGATCATCGAAATGACCAGTGGTGGCGGCGACAGCGGTACGACACCCACCACTAACCCGACAACGACGCGTGGGGCAGGCGCGGGGCATATTGGTCTGGCCTCCGGCGGCTCATTCGTCGTGCCCGCCGGCTATCCCAACGATTCGTACCTGATTGGCACAACATCGCACGAACGTGTGACGGTCACGCCGCCGGGGCGCAGTAGTGGGGGTGATATCCATATCAGCATCAGCGCCGGGGTGTTCACGGGCACTGAAGCCGACGCCGACAAGCTGGCGCGTCGGCTCGCGCCGAAGATCAAAAGTGCCTTGCGCAGGGCAGGTAGTTATGCCTAACGTCGCGCTGCGGTTCTATTTCGATTTTGCGAACGATACACAGTTCAATGGAGCCGACGATATCAGCGGCTACGTGATGGACTTCGACGTGCAACGTGCTACAGACGATGCGCTCGAGCCGGGCATCGTGCAGATGACGCTCAACAATACCGATGGGCGGTTCACGCCACAGAGCAGCCTTAGTGTTTACGGTGATACGTTTACGCTGGGCCGCCGCGTCAAGGTCACGGCCACGCCGGACACGGAGCCAACCGTCGATGAATTGGATAGCGTCACCTGGGACCGGCTGTTTTGCACGCCGGATGGCTTCGAGTTCGATCTGCTGTACATGTTCGCGTCGGCGGTTGCGCCGGAATTGGCCGCCGAGGAACCGACGCGGCGCAGTGTGTTGATGGCAGACGATTTGTTCAAATTGCTGGACATCCGCCAGCTGAACCTGGGAACAGTTCTTGATAAGTTGACCGGCGAGATTGCGGCGTTTGCCTTCGATGGTCTAGGCTTCTCAGCGCCAGGGTATTGGGTCGCTGGTTTTTCGCGTGCCGGCATCGACACGCGCGCCGCGGGCTCCGGAGCGATGTGGCGCGACATCGATAGCGGGCAAAGCATCATGCCCTTCGCCTCGTTCGAGGGCAGTTGCTCCGATGCGATTCGTAGCGTCGTCGAACTCGAACACGGCTACGCCTATATGCGTCGCGATGGGGTTGCAGTGTTCGAGGATCGGCACCGCCGTCTGCGCAACCGGACAGCGTTGTTCGCCTTCACCGATGCGCACATCGCTAATCTGACGCCGGAATTCGACGACGAGAACCTCTTTAACCATATCGCGGTCGTGGCGCATCCGCGCAGCGTCGGGGTGCTCGAATCGATCTGCTGGGATGGTATCGGCGACAACGACGGGCACAAGATCACGCCGGGCGACGAGCGCGAGTATTGGGTGACCTGGACCGATCCGGAGACGGAGACGGTGTGTGAAGTAATCGAGATCGTCGATCCACTCGTCGCCTCCACCGACTACCTGGCGAACGCCGCTGCCGATGGCAGCGGGGCTAATTTGACTGCCAACCTGACTGTTACGCTGGCGGCCAACGAGTTCGGGCGCTATAAAGTGACCGTCACGAACGACGGTAGTGCCGATCTGTACGTGACGAAACTACAGATTCGCGCGCAACCGCTCGTGTCGCACGACGCGGTAACGCTGACCGCGGAGGACACGGCGAGCATCGCGCAGTTCCTACAGCGCGATTTAACCATCGACGTGGCGTTGCTCAACGATCCGGTGGAAGCGCAGACGCGCGCCGACTTCGAGTTACTGCAGCGTAGCACGCCGAAATTGCGCATTGCTAAGATGACCATCGACGGTACGACGCAAACGAACCTGTTGCAGATCATGTTCCGTGAAATCGGTGACCGTGTCAGTGTGACCAGCGTGGAGCACGGCATCGATGGCGAATTTTTCATCACCGGCATCAACTACCCGAGCATCGACGCCCAGGCAGGGCTACTCAGCGCGGAGTTCGCGCTCGAGCAAGCGCCGCCAAACTTCTGGGTCGCCGGTTTTTCGCGTGCTGGCATCGACACGCGTGCTGCATATTAGGAGGATACGATGGGCTACACCGAACCGCCGGCAATATCGACATCTGATTTGATCACCGCCGCGCAAATGAATCAGTGGTGGCGCGACAATGCAATGTATTTCTATGCCAACATGGCACAAAAACCCGTCATCGCCTCGACGACGATGGAAACGGAGCGTACTAAAACCGGCGACACCAACTGGGCGGCGGTTTCTGGTGCGAGCGTCGAGATCACCATTACCGAAACGTGTGACGTGACGATCATTGCGAATTTCAACACCAAAAATAACGGTGCGTATAGCCATGAGCATCGCATTTTGCGCGATGGCGTGACGCAGGTCGGCATCGATAGTCGCCAGGTCGGCGCGACGGACTATCGAGGTGGGTGTGTGCTGGCGCACGATAAGGCTCTCGCCGCCGGGACATACACTTACGCATTGTATCACAAAACGGGTAATGCCTCTGGCACCGTCTACACCGACCAGGTGACGATTATGGCGCGGGGGGACGTCGTCGCATGAGCTCACTTGCCGGGCGGACTATTTCATCGTTCTACGCCTATCTGTTGCACCTCAGCGGCGGCCTGACGGCGACGCCGACAGCACTGACGGACGGTGCGGGCAACGCGACGGCGGTCAAGTTATCGACCGCCGGTCTGAATCTACCGGTCGACGACAGCGACATGAGCGACCCGCCGACGGACGCGCAACTCGACACGGCGTTCGGGGTACCGGGAACGGTCGGTAGTGGCTTCACGGCACTCATTGACGATGCCGGGGCGGGGACCGCATCACGAATGGTGTGGACGAATGGGACGGCGTGGTTCCACGTCACCGGGACGAAGGCACTATGACCCTGCGTGGCCGCACACCGGTGAGTAGCTACAGCGAGCTACTGCAATTGCCCAGCGGCCTCGCCGCGACGCCGGCAGCTATCGAGGATGGTGTCGGACAAGCGACGGCGCTGCAACTCAGCCTGGCCGGCCTGAATCTGCCCACCGGCAGCGCGGAATTTAGCTACCCGCCGACGGACGCGCAATTGACGGCGCTGTTCGGGTCCCCAGCGACGCGCGGGGCGGGATTCGTCGGAATCGCTTTCGATTCGACCGATCCGCTGGCAAGCTGGCTGGTGTGGACCACGGCGGCGGGGTGGTGGCACGTCATGGCCCTGGGCATACCGGCGTATCAATTCTACGCGTCGCTGAATGCGCCGGACCAAGCGCTGAGCGACGACCAGGTATTGACGTCGGTGCTGCAGGGCGTAGAAATCGGCAGCGTGACGATCGTCGCGGACCAGGGAGAGTTGGCCATCAGCGGCGGCCTTTGCGCCTTCGCTGGCCCGGACACGGAAAATGCCGTATGGGGGGGGTGCGGGCTGATTGGCTCAGCGGTGACCCGGGCGGCCGGTATCGTGTTGCTGGCGCGTGTGACGATGAACGACCTTCAGGCGCGACTATTGCTGCAGGGTGCCGCCTCACTGGCT